TCTTACTTTATGTAGTATGGAATTTACTTCGTAAGGTAGAAAAATTAGAAGATGGTATTGAGGAATCAGATACATTAATCGAATCAACCGCATCATCTATAACCAAAGCATTGGATAGGATGAAAGAGTTAGATAGGGTTGGTTCATTTGAAGCAGATGATGAAAGTGGATTTGTATTTAAAGAAATACAATCCGCATTAGATAAATTAAACAATGAAATAAACGAGAATGCCTAAAAAAAGAAGAAAAAGAAGTAAAAGATATTTTACCAAAATTACAGAGATAGCGATAAACGCATATAATGGGATTGATGATACAGCATTAAAAAATAAAATCTATAACAGATTTATTCATTACCCATTCGATAAGTTATCAGAAAATGTAATCCATACTTACAAAACATATTATTTCGATGTACCTTATGAAGATGTAAAAGCAAATGTAGTAGCTTTCCTAAATGAGAAGATTCATAAGTTCAATGGAGAGAATGGTAGGGCTTTTTCTTACTTTACAGTAGTAGCAAGAAATTATTTATTTAATGAGAACAATGCCAACTATGCTAGAATGAAATCAAAAACTGAAGTAAAGTATATTGATACATCTCGTAATATTGTAAATGAGATTGTTGACCAAAACAATAAAGAAGCTAAAGCTGATTTTATTGACCATTTTACAAAATATATAGATTATCATTTATATACATTGTTCTTAAAAGATAGAGATAGAGCTATAGCAGATTCTATAAATGAATTATTTAAGAACAGATATGATTTATATTCGTACAATAAGAAGGCACTCTACATACTTATTAGAGAAAGAACTGGGGTTCATACTCAATATATAACTAAGGTAGTAGGTAAATTAAAATTAATTTATGTAGAATTGTATAGAGAGTACAATACAAAAGGTCAGCTAGCGGTGACTTACAAATTAAAGGATAGTAATGGATAAGGATACAGAATTATTTAAAGGAAAAACATTCTCAGATATAATGTCTGATGTTTATAACAATTCAAAAAAGAAGGATAGACAACTTAAACTTCTTATTGCTCAGTTAGAACCATTGGTTAAAAACCTAAGCGATGCAACTGTAATTGTTCCTTTGATAAAAGAGTATATGGATGTATCAATCCGAAATGATGACCAAATAGTAAAGCTAGCAGCTATCGTTCAAAGAATGATGAAAGATGCTAACTCAGGTGATGATGGCGGATTTGGATTAAGTGAAGAAGAGAAGAAACAATTAATCTCAAACGCTGAAGCGATAGATAAAACTATCGAATCATTACAACCAGAAGAGGGAGATGAATAATGGCTCGACAGGGTAAGATATCAGTTGGTACTGTACAGAAAATAAATCTAAAAGATGAAGATGTAAATGAATTATATGCAATTCAATGCTTCACACAAACTACAGTTAACCAACAAATAAAGGCATACCCATTTGATATGTCTATGAGAAGGATTCCCTTAATTGGTGAATCTGTAATAATACTACAAGGTGCCTCTGGTGAATCAGAACCCACAAAAAGAAATTCAAATACAACATATTATTATTTGAATCCTATTTCAATACAAAAGAATCCCCACAACAACGCATTACCAACATCCAAAACATTACTTTCAGCAACCGCAGGAGCAGCAGGATACGCAGCAGCAGCTGCTGGTGTACCTGGTGTTAGTGGTGGAACTGATGATAAGGATTTAGGAAAAGGATTTACTGAAAGAGATGATGTAGGCTCGGTTCAACCATTTATAGGTGATGTATTATTAGAAGGTAGATTCGGACACTCAATGAGATTTGGATATACACCATCTGGTGCTGATACAACTAAAACACCATCTTGGATATCAGCCACAGATAACGACCCAATTACAATTATATCTAATGGTAGAAAGAGTGGTGGTTCTTACAATAAATTTATTATAGAAGATGTTAATGATGACCTTTCATCTATATGGTTAGGTTCATCACAAAAAATAAAACTAACACCAGCCCAATCGGGTATTGGTGGAGCAGATGCTCCGGGTCAATATGCCAAACCATCTATACTAATGAACTCCGATAGAATATTTTTAAATGCTAAAAACGAAAGTGTTATAATAGCTGCTAAAAAAGATATTATCAACTCAACGCCGAATTGGCAAATGGAAATGGATAAGTTATTCACAGCAATTGAGAAGTTAGCTAGTGAACTAAAAGATTTAACATCAGCAGCCGCTACATATGCAACGGGAGTTGGACCAACTGGACCCGCTACTAACGCTAGTAAGGTTGCCGCTATTCATAGTGATATAAAAGCAATGAAACAATAATATGCCAGCACAATGGTCAACATTCATACCCATAGTAGGTGGTTATCTTAATTCAGCAACCGAAGGAAAAACTGAAGAAGAAACTGCTGAAAAGATTGCATCTGAATATCACAAAGCAGTTAAAACTGCTGCGACATCACTTCATGCTAATATGGTAATGGTACAAGCCCCATACGCTCCAATAAAAGTAGCTATATTGAAAACACTAAATGATATTAAGAACTCTGAAGGTAGACCTAAACTAAATCATTTTTCAGATTGGGCAAATGTAACATCAGCATATTGGTTATCAGCAGTTATGAACCCATTACCATTTCATCCCGCTAATATGGCATTATCAACTGGAACTCTGAACATACCCGCTCCAATAACCCACATTATAAAAAAGGGTGGGAACATTCCAGTGCTTAAAGCTGGATTACTAACAGCATTCTCAGATGGCCCGCAAAAAATTCCATATGGGATTCCATTTGCTACAAAGTTAGTGGCAGCATTTACCACTCATTTACAATCGGTTGAGGGGATACAAACTGAATTTGTAACAAGTGGAGTACCAATGTATCCAGTTCCACTAGGACCTATACCAGCTCCTTGGGTAGGAATGGTGTAAAAAGAAAGTTTTTAATATTTATATATAAAGTACACAATTATGAAAGCAAAAGAATTAGCACAATTATTAGAATTAGTAGTAAGAAAGGTAGTTAGAGAAGAACTCAAACCTATCTTATCTGAGGTTAAGAAATCTAAAAAACCCATCATTAGAGAAGTAAAATCTAAAAAGGTGAGAGTTGAGAAAGACCCATTGGATATTAACCTATCAGAAATTCTTGCAGAAGCTCCTCATGTAGAAACAGAACAAAAAACATTTATTAAGAATCCAATGTTAAATGAGATGTTAAATGAGGTAGCAGATAGTGGTGAGTGGAGAAATCTTAATGATTCTAATTCATTCACATCTAATCAAGCTCAATCATTTATGCAAGGCGGTTCTACTTCAGTAGCACCAACAACTGATATAGATGGTAGACCTGTTGATACTAACAATCAAGAAGTAGCAAACGTAATGGGAGCTATGACAAAAGATTATTCTCAATTGATGAAAGCGATTGATAAGAAGAAGGGTAGATAAAAATGGCCAAGGAGAGAAAAGAATATTTCTATAATCCAATAGATTTTGAAAAAGATGTAGCAGTTGGTGTTAAATTACCATTTGGTAAACCCAATGGTTTATTTGCTCAAAGTTATACAACAGAAGAGCAGGCAACATCTAATTTAAAGAATCTATTATTGACTAGAAAAGGTGAACGACCATTTCAACCTGATTTTGGTTCGGATGTGTATTCTTTACTCTTTGAAAACATAGATATTGACTTAGACGAAAGAATTTCAGAAACACTCTCAGAAGATATCAAATTTTGGTTACCCTATATAGTTATTGATAACATAGATGTTAAAACAGAACCTGATAGAAATTTTGTAAAAATAGAATTAAGGTTTAGGATTACAGAGCAAGGGGCAAACCAACAGATAATAATTTTTTATGATTCAGCTGGAAGTACAATAGAATAGGTTAAAGATATGGCAAATAAAAAGAAATCAGATTTAGTACAAAAGGATGTATCGTTAATCGGTAGAGATTTTGGAGAGTTTAGAAAAAACCTAATTGAGTTTTCTAAAAACTACTTCCCAAATACTTACAATGATTTTAACGAATCATCTCCTGGTATGATGTTTATGGAAATGGCATCGTATGTAGGTGATGTGTTATCATTCTATACAGATACACAATTAAGAGAATCGTTATTAACCACTGCTGAGGAAAATACAAATCTGTTTAATATAGTAAACTCTTTAGGATATAAACCTAAGAATATTATTCCAGCATCAGTAACAATGGATGTATTCCAATTAGTACCTGCAACTGGTGTGGGTGATAATGTAAAACCTGATTTTGATTATGCTATGACATTATCAGAAGGTATGGTTATTGGTTCAACTGATTTTAGTAATGTTGAATTCACAACAGTATCATCAGTCGACTTCTCATTCTCTTCATCATTCGATGCAACTGAAATTTCTGTTTATCAAATTGATGAAAGTACAAATGAGCCGGTTTACTATTTACTAAAAAAACAAATAAAAGCTACAAGTGGTAAAGAAGAAGTTAAAACATTTGAATTTGGCCAAGCTAAAATTTATGATAAAATTAAAATTGAAGCAGATAATCTGATAAGAGTAAAAAACATATCCGATTCAGATGGTGATACTTGGACTAGAGTTCCTTACTTAGCGCAAGATACTGTATTTGAACAAATAGATAACAATGAGGATAACTCAACATACTTACATCAGTATAGTGGTGATACTCCTTACCTATTAGAATTAAATAGAGTTCCCAAAAGATATGTAACAAATTTTGAAGATGATGGAATTATGGCTATTGGATTTGGAGCTGGTATATCATCAAACGCAGATGAAGAAATAATACCAAATCCTGATAATGTAGGTTCAGCACTTTATACAGAACATCAAAATTTAGATTCATCATTAGACCCATCAAACTTTTTATATACAAAAACATATGGAGTAGCACCACAAAACACAACATTGACTGTTACCTACTTAGTTGGTAATGGTATTGTAGATAATGTTCCTGCCAATGATTTAGTCAATGTTGTATCAAGTATTACTAATTTTAAAAATGAAATAAATCTAAATAAAAATGTAGTATCATTTTGTAGACAATCATTAGCATGTTCAAATCCAAACGCAGCTGTGGGTGGTAAGACTACAGAATCAAAAGAAGAAATTAGACAGAATGCTATGGCATTCTTCGCAGCTCAAAACAGAACTGTAACTAGAGAAGATTATGTAATGAGATGTTACGCTCTTCCACCACAATTCGGCTCAGTAGCTAAAGCATATTTAGTTCAAGATTATCAAACTGAAAACTCAAAGGTAGATGGTCAGTATATCAATACTGAAATACCAAACCCACTAGCATTAAATTTATATACTTGTGGATACGATAACGAAAAAACTTTAAAAGCTTTAAACGCTGCAACTAAATATAATTTAAAAAACTATATTTCATATCATAGATTATTAACAGATGCTGTGAATATAAAAGATGCACATATAGTAAACATTGGTATTAACTTTGAAATTATAGTTATGCCAGAATTTAACTCTAATGAAGTTTTACTAAGAACAATAGATAGATTAAAAAGTTATTTTAATATAGATAATTGGAGAATTAACGAACCAATTAATTTATCTAAATTATATGTAGAGATTGATAAAGTAGATGGAGTACAAACTGTAGTTAGGCCTGATAAACAAGGTAAGGGTGGATTGCAAGTTGTAAATAAATTTAATGGTAACTATTCACCAAACAAGTATAGTATAATTAACGCAACCAAAGGTGGTATTATTTATCCACCTAAAGACCCATCTATATTTGAAGTGAAGTTTCCAAATTCAGATATTAGAGGACAGGTTATAACACAACAGTTCTAAACGAGGATATAGTATGATTTACAGAATATACGGACAAAAGGATACTACAATTTATGAGTTAAATACTCGTAAAGAACAAAACACGGGCTTAGATGAAGTGTTAGAGGTTACCAAGTTCTTTGATGAGGAATCCAACTCAATACATATGGGTAATAGTAGAATTTTATCTAAGTTTGATTTAACTGAAATATCTAAATCAATATCAGCAAATGAAATACCAGCAACCGCAAACTATCAATTAAACCTAACTTCTATTGGTGATGATGAGGTAGAAACAGAATATACATTAGAAGTATATCCTATTTCACAAAGTTGGTCTGAAGGAACTGGGCAATATTTTGATACACCTATTTCAAAAGTAGGTAGTAGTTGGAAATACAGAGATTCGCAAAACAAATGGGGTGTTTCTAAAACACAAATCTTTAATGGAACTGAAGTTGAAGTATCTCCCACTACAGGTGTTGTTTTATACGAAGGTTTTACAAATGGAAGTGGTTCTGCATTCTTAACCGAATCAATTAACGACTTTAATGGTAATTCTCCATTCACATTGATTGAAAACAATAAACTAATTATATCAGCATCTAACTTCGCAGGAACTACATTAGTATTTCCAGCATATCTATTAAATACAGTTAACTATGGAGTACAATTTCAAATAGACCCTTCTTCATTCGATGATGTATCATTTAGAATTAAAACACCAAGTGGTCTTGTTAAAACAGAGGGTGATTATGAAGGTATGATTAGTGCTATAACAGCATCATCTACTCAATCATTTAATTTAAACGCAACTGAAACGGGTGACCACGAATTAAGATTCACATTCTTTGATGGAAGTGGTGATGGAACATCTACAACAGGTTCTTTTGATGAAGTTTACGTTTATCAAAAAGAAGGTAATTTAATTAATTGGGAAACGTTTACTCAAAATGAAGGTAAGTTTAAATTACGAAATAGAGTAAATGAAGAAGTGGGTTCTAAAATTAAAATGTTCACATCAGAATCTAAGTTAAACTTATATGCTACTAATGGTGGAGCAGATGCTCAATATTCACAAACATTACAATCAGGTTTAAACTATCAAATTTCAGCATCTATATTTCCCGGAGACTTTAACTCAATCGATTTTACATTATATGATACTAGTGGGTTACCATTAAGAAGTGGTATATCAAATTTAACATCTTCATATACAAGCAACGGAGTACAGAGTATATCATTTACACCAGTGTTAGATGGAGATTATATATTTGCATACACATATTACAACACCGCATCAGATGGTGGAACTGGTTCTTTAGATGATTTTAAAATAACATATTCAGGTTCACTAAGTACAAGACCAATTACAGAAGCGGGTTACATAAAGAACGAAGGTGGTGCCACTTGGTACACCTCATCAATAGATGGAACTAAGTATTCTCAGAGTTTTGAAAAATATACATCTGATTTGAATGTTAATGTAACAAAATATGTAAAAGATATATTAAGTGGTTCAAGACCAAACGATGGGTTTATCATAAAAAGGACTTCAGCTGATGAAAGCGGTTCTATACGATATGGTTCATCTAAGTTTTTCTCAAACGATACTCATACAATATATGTTCCTACATTAGAAGCTAAGTGGGATGATTCATCATTCGTAACAGGTTCACTTACAGAACTAACTGCAGATGATATTACATTGTATATGAAGAACCTAAAAACAGAATATAAAGAATTATCAACATCTAAATTAAGAGTTGTTGGTAGAGAAACATATCCTCAAAGAAGTTTTACCAATTCGGCACCATACAACCAAATTAAATATCTCCCATCAACTACTTATTACCAGGTTAGAGATGTAGAAACAAATTTAGTGTTGATTCCGTTTGATACAACTTATACAAAGGTTAGTTGTGATTCAACAGGAAACTTCTTTGATTTTAGATTTAATACATTACAACCTGAGAGATTTTATCAATTTGAATTTAGAGTTGATAGAACTGGTAACAAACAATATTTCGATGGGTTCATATTTAAAGTGGTAAGATAATGGCAGCAACAACAACACCTCAACAAAATACTGGTATAAATATAACAGTACAAAATGAGTCTGAAAACTATCGTAACATACGAAGAAATAGTTCAAAGCAAATTGTATCTTATACGTTACCAGAGGATTCAGATAAAGAATATGGGTATAAAAGAATACCAGGTACAACTACTGTGTTTGAATCACAAGTATACAATCGTACTATCCCACAGCTATCAAATGAGCTAATTACACCATTACCGGATTTCACAAATGAGGTGATAAGGCAAAATTTTGTAAAAGAATCAAAAATGTATTACCAAGTTGGTAGTACATTACAACCTATACGGGGTGATGAGTTGGTTGAACCAAAAGATGAATTTAGTGGTAGATATGAATTATCACCAGCAGCACCTTCATTCAGAGGTAACGCTGGCGGTACTTTACCAGCTGGTAAGAAAGAAGGTGGGCAAGAAATTAAAGGGAATGATAATAGATACGGACCCAATACTCACTTTGGTGGTATAAGTTGGAGTAATGAGGATACTGTAAACGCAACAGATGGTTATATTACTTTTCCAGGTCATAAAGAAATCGCATGGGATAATACAGTATATGGGCCTCCACTACAACAATATGGATATAGAGTTACTAAGGAATTGATAGAGTCAGGAAGAAACCTTAATATTAGAGCCGTAGTTGGTTTTCAAGTAAAAGCTGGTAGTTCTAATGTAGGTGCATATGCAGCTATTATGAGAAGAAGGGATACATCAAAAGGTCGTATAGTAACAAAGGGACAAACACACCTTGGTTCAGACGCACCACATTACCCATTACATCAACTGGTATATGATATACCTAATAACCAGTTAGTAGAAAATGCGTTATATCAAATAACAACAAACTTTGGTACAAGAGATGATGGTACTTTTATTATGGGAGATAAATGTTTATTCGAAGTAACAGCACAACTACCTGAAGAGCCAACAATATCATGGCCAACACCACCAAACGAAACTAATACTAACCAAAATATAGTTAGTGATGAAGCTACAGAAACTTCAACAAGAAGCAATGGATAATTGATATGGCAATAGATAGATTTCAAAATAAAGATATATTAGTTTCCTCAAAGATTCCTGTTGATAGTGTCTCATTATACTCATTACAAGACTTAGCAAACTTAGGTGGGACTCCAATAAACATCCAACCATCAGATTTATCAACATATTCTAAAAAAGAATACCACATATACTCAGCTAATAAATTAGTTCATTCGTCTGGATATGGTTCAGAAGCTGATATGGTTCAGTTTGAAATGAACAATGGTGATGAGCCCGTTGATATAAATATTTTAGTTAGACCTGAACATGAAATAAGAAATACAAACTTAGATTCAGGTTACTATAGTATTGTTTATAATTTTGTAAGAAGCCTTTCACCTGATTTAAGAGTAAAAACTATAAATTCAGATGCAACTGAGATAGAGTTAGAAGTTAAAAATCCTAACTTAACATTATTATCTCTAAAAGGACTTACAGCTGATAATGCAATCAAACAAAATCTTTGTTTGAATTTTGGGGAAAACAATATAGTAACAGTAACAGATATAAGTTTTGCTAACAATCCAAGAATAGGAGTTAAGGAAGAAGATATACCTCACCCATCTCTTACTTATGGAGCAGATGACGCAGCTACAATATTCGTACCATCGGAAGAGGGTTCGGATAATAACTTTTGGATTGAGTTTTACCAACAAAGAAAGCCAAATAGTTTTGGATATCCTGTATATAGAGCAACTGGTAGAAGTGCTAAGTGTGTAGTTGGTGTTGATGAAACTGGAAATATTCAATGGGAGATTCAAAAAGATGTAAGTGGAAATAATATCTTTTACTTTGATGCAGTTTATGCAAACGCAAACAATATTCCTGAAGATAGAATATACAACATCCCAGCTAATTCTGAAATCTACCACCGAACACCTAATACGAGCGTTGGTAGAAGATTATCCTATTTGGGACCAAACCACTCTACAGTTAGATACTACGATACAAGATTCGAGGCATCCGAAGTTAAAACTGTAATAGTAAAATTATACCAACCACTTCCAGATGGATTTGCACCAAAGGATTGTATAATTCAGCGTGTAGAAAGACCTTCGTATATAGAGAGAGTTTTACTATATAATTTAGATGTACCCGATGAGCAGGCAAACTTTTCATCTCCTAACTTTAAATTAGATTTAGGGACATATGGAAAATCACAAGGTACTGATTTAAAGAGTTGGAATGATTTATTAGATACAAACCTATCAACATCACAACAAATTATTGATAAGTACATTAGTGGTTCATTTGGAACAGTACCTTTAAATTTAGATTACACTCATTTTAAAAGTTTTGTTAAGTACTCATCTGCTGTAGAACGAGTTAATAACTTAAAGTATAAATTAGAACTAATCGAATCGTATGATAAGAGAATCGGAACACTATCATCAGTTAGTGGTTCTGAAGCTAAAACTAATATAACCACAACTACAAAACGTAAAGATAAAGTTATAAGTGGGTTTGATGGTTGGGAACGATGGATGTACGAAGAGGTTACTGGTTCACTTTATACTCATTATAGTTCATCCAACTATGCTATAGAACCTTGGCCAAAATCAAGCCAATATCCAAATAAATTATATAGTGTAACTTCATCTCAAGCTATAAAAGCTTATAATGGGTTAATTGATTCTGCTAGTATTCATGACGCAATGAATGATGCTAGATTAACAAAAGTAGTTCCTGCCTCAATTGTTGAGGACCCGTTAAACAAAGAATACGTTCTATTTGTAGATATGATTGGACATCACTTCGATATAACTTGGTCTTATATAAACGCATTAACATCTGTTAACGAAAGAGAAGAACATCCTTATGATGGTATGCCAAACGCCCTTCTTTATGATGTAGCAAAATCTATGGGTTGGAAATTAACACATGGTAAAGATACATCTAATCTTTGGGAGTTTGGATTGGGAACTGATAAATTTGGTAATGTGCCTAATAGTGGTTCACTTCCATCTAAATCACACGAACAAATTAATAATGAAGTATGGAGAAGAATTGTAAACAATATTCCATACCTTCTAAAAACAAAAGGTTCAGCAAGAGCTGTAAAAGCATTAATTGCTACATATGGTATTCCACAAACATTCCTATCAATCAGAGAATATGGTGGGCCCGTAATAGAAACTGATGTAAGACCATATTGGGAACATGATAGATTTGTTTACCATTTACGAATGGATAATAATAATTACATTAAAGTTCCATGGGATAAGGTTACGGATATAGACCCAGTAACATATGAAATTAAAACTCCGAACCCACTTGATGTTATTGAACTACAAGTAGCACAAAATCTAAACAGAGATACTGCTGTAATTCGTAAAGATAATGATTTCGCAGTATTATTTGAATCTGTTAATCCTAACGATTTTGATAGTATCACTGGTAATATACATTTTTATCTAAGTGGAAGTAATGGATACAAATCAGCATCAATAATGAATGTACCTGTTTTTGATTCTAAAATGAGTACTTTAGTAATCGAACGGGATAAATCAGTAAATGATATCACTTCAAACAATGGATACAAGCTCCAATATAGAAGAAATAAGAAAGATAGAATCACAGTAAGCCGTTCAGCTAGTATATCAATTGAAGGTTCTACAGAATCATCATATAACGCAGCTTGGACTGGTAGTGGTGATGTAGAATTTGGTAATGCATTTGGAACAATAAGTGGAGCTCCATCATTGTGGGCAGATACAAATACGATGAGTGGTTCGATTCAAGAAATAAGATATTGGGCAAATACACTTAAAGATATTGTTATTGATGAACATACATTATCAAGAGAAACATATCATGGTAATTCCCCTACTTCATCATACTTTGATTTGAAATTTAGATTTTTACCAGATTCTAATTTAAAAACAATTAATAATGCAGGAGATTCTCATTTATCACAACATCCAAATCAGAAAGTATCAACCACTCAATTAGGATACCCATTAACGGCATCTTTGTTTAATTTTGAAAATGATGATTTGATTGGTGTAACCGAAGAGTACTATACAAAAGTACCATCTGCTGGAGCAAACAATATTTTAAACAATAAAGTTAGAATTGAGAAAAACCCACTTACAGGAATATTAGACCCTGAACAACGAAAAGAAAAATCCCAATACGATTCAGCACCAGTTGATTCGAATGTGGTGGGTGTTTATCTATCAGCTACTAGAATGTATAATGATGATATTATAAATCACACAGGTTACTTTGATATAGATGATTATATAGGTAATCCAGATAACAGAGCTGGATACACCGAACAAAATGAAGAATTAGATTATGTTCGTAGACAGGTATTTAAAAAATACTCAAACAAAAACTTAATCAATAATACAATCGATATATTAGCTAAATACGATATGTCGGTGTTTGAACAAATTAGACAAACAATGCCAGCTAGGGTTGATTACAACTCAGGTATATTAATAGAACCACATATTTTAGAAAGACCTAAAATTAAATCATTAACAAAGGTAACTCAGACTAGACCTATGTATGATGTGACTATAGCAGCATTGGATAGACCTGTATCAGCATCTAAACATGATTACGAAACTGAGATTACAAACTCATATTCTTTCTCAGCAGAAAAGCTTGGATATGAAACAGAAATATCAAAATCAAAAGATATCGTATCAGCTGAATACACTAGATATGAGGATACTATAAATCTAAGAGATATGCTTATCATAACATCTCAAAAAGATGATGTAGAAGATGTTGGAAATCCACAACTTAGAGATATGTATGCACCATCAACATACAAATATGTAATACCTGTTTATAAAGCAGGGGCAGATGTTGGGTATGGTTTAAATTGGAATACTGGTTCTAATGGTAGTTGGAACTACAACCCATTAGCAACGACTGTGGTAAATAGTAAACCATCTAGATATGCAAGAATAACTAAAACATTCTTTTCATCAGCAATATCAGCATCTCTGAATTTACCAAATTCATCATCATTACATCCAGCACAAGTAGGAACTGATGAATTACCATTAGCAGTAGAGAATCTTAGATTTTTAGGATGTAAAGCAAAATCTGATTCATTAACAACAAATTCACCTGATACTCCAGATGGAAAACCTGTTATTGAAATATTCCAAGCAGACCCTAACGTACTAATAAAAACAACCCAAACTGCGGCTGAAGGAAATTTAGATGTAGATACTGCAACTGGATTAGGTACATTAGATATAAAAGATTTAGTAATTAGCGATGATTTATATTGGAAACGATTGCAAGAATATCGAAGAGAACTTAGAGAGTTCAGAAGAAAGATAGAGAAAATGATTTCTATTGAAGATGCAAGAGCAGATGAGTTTGATGTGAGATATAAAAAAGAATTAAAACTTCGTGATTCAGAAATGTTCAGAAGAAAAGAATTTGATATAAAAAATGGTTCACCTTTTTAATAGGAGATAAGATATGGCAAATAGAAGAAGTATAAGAGATAGTGGTAATCGATTAAATAAACTAATCGATGAACGAATGAACGAGCGTATATCTAGACCATTAATTAAAGACCCTAAAAGAAACGTTGATGAATCTACTAAAATATCTAAGGTAATAAAAGAACCTGAAGTTTTAATAAAAACAGGAAAACCTTTAAAGGATAATATAGTAATCACTAAAGATGATAAGGTAAAAGAAAAAGATTTAATTAAATTAGTAAAACCATTACCTACATTGGATGGTAATGTAGATTCAATTATACATGATATACTAAATCCAAAAACAGAAGAAATCCTATCAGACCCAATATTAGATGTTAAAGATTATAACGAAGAAGATAAGCGTAGGATATATATAGAAGAAGTTGAACGTAGAAAGATTGAAGATGAACGATTCTTAAAGATACAAGAAGCTTTTCAAGATGAGATTAAAAGAAGAGAGATGTTCAGAGAAGAATTGAAGCAAATGAAAATTGATTTTGATATATATCTTAAAAAGAAGTACCCAGACATTGTAGGAGAAAAATCTATAAGAGATAAGGATATTGATAAGATTAAAGCAGAATCTGTTCGTAATGCTGAATTAATATTACAACAGAAGAAAGCTCTAAAAGATAAAATGATTAAGCGTCTTGAAGAAGAAAAGTTACGAAAGCAAAAAGAAGTTAAAATGGTTACGAATACGAAAACAGAAAAAAACGTTTCAACTTTTTTAGAAGAAGAGATAATTATAGAACAACAGGAGAAGATGCAAAGAAATCCTGAGTTAGATGGTTTAAATAAGGTAGAACGAACTATTAAGGAAATGGAGCAAATGGAAATCCGTTTAGGTAGACCAATAGTTCCACATAGAGATATAGTTGAAAGTGATGAATCCGATTTTGATTCTCAATCAGCAACTAAAGAAACAGACATATTAATAAAACCAGAGGAAAAATTACCTTTTGAAAACTATAAACAGAAGAGGGAAATTTTAGAAGTATTAAGACAATCAATGGGTGGTAAAAATACTGAAGAAGATTTCGCTGTGAAGATGGATAAAGATGATAGAAAACGTGGTAAATAACACAAAATTATAAAAGTTAGTGTAAAAACTTTTTTTTTAATATTTATATAAGAAAACAAATTGTAAAAGGGTATAACAAATGGGATATTTAGATAATTCATCAATAACAGTAGACGCTATTCTAACTAAGAAAGGTCGTGAGTTATTGGCAAAAGGTAGAGACTTCTTTGTAATCAGTCAATTCGCATTGGCAGATGATGAAGTAGATTACGAACTATGGAATCCAGCGCATCCGCTAGGTTCAGACTATTATGGAATCATAATTGAAAACATGCCGATAGTAGAGGCAGTAACTGATGAGAACTACTCATTAAGATATAAGTTGTTAACACTTCCTAAAAATACAATTAGAATCCCAATCATTCAATCTAACCCAAGCTCAATTAGTTTAGAAGAAGGTGGACAACAACAAACTGTAACTCTTACTACTAGGAATGGTGGTAATGATACATTAGGGTTCACTGTTACGTTACTTAACTCAGATGCAGCAAGTATAGTAGGTGATGGAAGTGGAATAGCAAACAACTCAGATAGTGTTGGTGCTAATGAAGATAGAAGAAGTGTTACTATTAGTACAAATCAATCATTTACAATTACAACTAAGGTATTAGCAGATAACACAGATATTTCAACAAAAATATTTGTTATCGGAAATGAAACAGGTGGTAGAACAGAAATTGATTTAACTGTAACTAACAATCCTGATATTTCAGTAGGTAATACATTGGATTCAACATTATAAAGAAATAGGGAAAAGATATGGCAATTTTACCAGCAGGTTCGTTTAATACATCAAAAAGAGTTTACACAGCATTAAAAGTAGGTGATGTAGTAGAAGGTGGTGTAGAAAAAGTGACTAGAGGATTATGGAGTGGTAACGTAGGTACGTTAACTACATTTCATACATCATCAGCACAATCAGATTTACAGAAACAATACTATTATGAAATTTTTAATAAGATATCTACTGATGCAACAGCAGAATCACAATTTTCAGTAACATACGGACATAATGATGGTAGTGGGTCATTAGGGCAGAATGAAGATTCTCCATCTAATGCTATCTATTCTCAATACGCACAAATCCTACTTCCAGATAATCAGAGAGTATTTAAGTTTAACAATACAACAACTCAGCAGATTTACGCAATCAACCTCAACAGAGCTAGATTGAAAGATAGATTAGACCCTGGTAACTTTGAACTTCATTTAGCTAAACTTACTGGAGCAGCAACTCCAGCAATACATGGGGATAACTTAGTAATCTCATTAATTGATAATAGTGGAGATACTCAACAAGCAGCAACACAAATTGGTAGAGTATATAGTTTAGTTTCAGGTTCAATCCTAAACGGAGTTTTCAATTCAGCTATTGAATATGGTTCTGTATATCCTGAGCAGGGTGTTATTATACTAAATGCAGATAAGTTAGATTTAGCACAATTGAATTTTGGTACTGTTAAAACAGCAAACACAAATGGTGATAACGCATTTAGATTATTTACATCAATGAGTGGTTCAGCAGTAATTAATGCAAATAATGGATTTGCAGCAAGAAATGAAGAAAAAGTACAATCAACATTCTATTTCGTAAGAGCTAAGAATGGTGAGTACAACTTCTCAAATAACCCATCATATGTAACAGGTTCGAATGGGTCGTTTAGACAACCAACATTTGCTAACAATTCTAAATCATTTATTACGACGGTTGGCTTGTACAATAGTACGCAAGAATTATTAGCAGTAGCTAAGTTATCTAAACCAATCCTAAAATCATTTTCGAATGAAGTATTGGTGAAAGTTAAGTTAGACTTTTAAGTAATATTTTAAGAACGATAATGAAACCGCATGGCAACAGCTTACAAACCAATCAATGGGGGTGGCACTCAATTAAGACCATTCAACACCTATAAAAGATGGGTAGTTACTGATTTGAATTTTAGAACAGATTCATATCAGACTTCCGTTATAAAAGGCATATCCCCAAATTTTGGAGAAAAGATTAATGTTTCCGAATCAATCAACCTACCAGCATATAGAGAAGTAGACCAGATTGATAATTCCGATTCCAAATCAACAGATTTTTTAAAAGTAAAACATCAAAAAGTCGTATGGTCTAGCCTCAATCAAATGTTTTTCAAACATAGGCCTAGAACTGAAAGAGATTTATACGCATCCGCATCTATATTTTCTATACCACAAAACAGATTAGGGGATGGTGTTAGATTTGGAACAGTAGAAGTTATTGATTTCTCTATGACTTCATCTAATTGTGATTCTATAATTATAAAAGATAAAAAAGTTGATGAATTCCACGGCCATTTATATGATGATGGTTTAGATACTGGTTCGTATGTTCCATTTGGAAATTTAATTGGTTATTGGGGATTTAACGATGAGGTTGTAAATAGAACTACTAACATTGATAATGTTATAGAAGATAGAAGTGGTTACTTAAATAATGGGTATGGTAAAAATATAAACTATACCAATGGTATTCCAACTACTGGTGATTTCCAACTACCATCAGGAACAAAAGCAACCTTTAATGGTGTAGATTCCTATATCAGAATAGATAATAAATCTAATTATAAGTTTTTTGAAACAAACAATTATTCACTTTCCTTTTGGGCTAAGTTACCTACAACTCAAAAAGATACTACTGGTAATCAAAATTCTTTGATATCTAAAAGAGGTACTCAAAAAGATTATGGACAAGATAGTAAAGGAAAGGATGTTCTAAGAAGAAGAAATATTCCTACTCCAATATTTCCATTTGATATAGAAGTTCATAATCAAAACGTAGGTTCTAATGATGGTAAGGTTAGAATATCTTTATCAAACGGAAATACACGCATAATAACAGACTCAACAACCAAAATAAATGATAACTTACCACACCATATCTGTTTTAATAAAACTGGTTCTCATATGGAACTATGGATTGATGGTGTTAAAGAAAATACAGGTTCACTTCCAACTGATATTAGTGGTTCTATAAAAATGAGAGGTATATCAAATCAATACGATATATTATTAGGTAGCAAAGCATTATCAGATGGATGGTTTGAAGATTCAGTATCATCTTACGGACAGTTAAGTGGTTCATTAGATGAAGTTCGTATTTACAATAAAGGATTAACTGAATCTGAAATAAAAGGATTGGGTAACAATGATTATCTTACAGGTTCTGCATATCAAACAAATGTAGTAGGTGAAGTATTTTACAATCATGGAATAATGGTTGTATCAGACCCAAGACCAAAATATAGATACATCTGGTCTGGTCAAAATGGAAATTGGGATTATGGTAATATTCAAATTGGACAAGAGAGATTCTCATCTAATTATGGATGGAGAACGAAATATAAATCATCCAAACAATTACATGAAATAAATATATTGTGTGAAGTTGGAGCAGATGAATTCAATGTATCTCAAAATCCAACATTAAAACTAAATAATGATTCAGAGAGTTCTATAATGAAAGGATTCGTAACTGGTTCAGATTTTAAAAACTATTTCACTACAGTTGGATTGTATAATCCAAATGGTGATTTAATTGCAGTTGGTAAATTAGCATCGGCAATTCAAAATAGAAGTGATGTAGATATAACTGTTAAGGTTAGAATGGATATGGATGGTGTATTTGGAACTCCTGGTACTGGTTCTTTAATGAGTGGTAGACCAGCTACAGTTACTGAGGTTCAATCAATAAAAGAAAATGGTGAACTTACAAGTAAATATGTTTGGGGTAAATTGGATAGGCCTGATATTTTAGTAGGTGATAGTTTAGAAGCAATTGAACAAACTGTTAGTCAACAAGAAATTGATGATTTGAATTCTTCAGAGGTATTACCAAAACCACATCAATACACCAGTAGATTTAAGTAAAATAAAAAAATAAGTTATGAATAAAAAAGGAAATTGGTCTCACATCCAAAAGATGAAAGGTCATAAAAGTGGGTTAGAAACTCGCATCGATGAACAATTACAATCACAAGGTATTGATGGTGAATACGAAAAGCACGAAGTATCATATACAATTCCAGCAACTCATCATACTTACAAACCTGATTTCAGATTACCTAATAATATCTTTATAGAATCAAAAGGTTGGTTCTTACCAGAAGATAGAAAAAAACATTTACATATAAAAGAACAGAATCCTGATATGGATTTAAGGTTCGTACTACAATCCCCAAATTCTAAAATATACAAAGGTTCTAAAACCACATACGCACAATGGTGTGATAAGAACGGATTCAAATGGGCTAAAAAAGAAATCCCACAAGAATGGATAGATGAAAAAGAAAAAGTAAATTTCTTTGGTTAATTCAAATATTTTTTGTATATTTAAAACAATATGGAAGAAAAGCTGCTATCTTTATTAGAATCAGTCTTAGGTAAAGCTAAGAAAACATCAGGCGATAACTATGCGTTTTGGTCTCCGTTTGTGAATCATCATAAACCTAAATTGGAGATAAACATAAAGTTAAATTCCAATGCCGATAACCCATGGCACTGTTGGATATCTGATGAGAAAGGTAAATCAATCCGTTCCCTTTTCAGAAAACTTAAAGTATCTAAAGAAGTATGGGATGAGCATAACTCCATATTCAAAAGAAAGTATAGATACAGAACAGATACAACTACCGAACAATCTAAGGTAGTTCAACTTCCATCTGAATATATTCCTTTGTGGAAACCTTCTACATCGATTATAAAGAAACACGCTCTATCTTATTTGAACAGAAGGGGTGTAACCCCAGCAGAGGTGATAAAGTATCAAATAGGGTACTGTGAGGAAGGAATATACAAACATAAAATAATCGTACCATCGTATGATGAGAATGGTATGTTAAATTATTTTGTAGGTAGAAGTTTTTATGATACAACATTTAAACATAAGAATCCAGATGTATCTAAAGATGTAGTTGGGTTTGAGATGTTTGTTAATTGGGATATGCCAATTGTAATTTGTGAGGGAGTGTTTGATGCTATAGCAGTTAGAATGAATAGTATTCCATTGTTCGGTAAATCACCACAATCGGAACTACAAAAGAAAATAATTAGTAAGGGTGTTAAAAGTGTATATCTAGCATTAGATTCAGATGCTTTTAAGAACTCACTCCGATTCGCAGAATCCCTTATGAATAATGGAGTGGGAGTTCACATCGTTGAACTAAAAGATTCAGACCCATCAGATATGGGTTTTAAAACTATTAATGAAAAAATAAAAAATACTGAATTACTTTCACTAAGAAAGTTAATGGAGTATAAGTTATTAGGTGTATGAGAAAATCAAAAAGAATTAAGTATGATGGTACAATCAAAAAGATTTACCACATAGCAGATGTACATATAAGAAATTTAAAAAGACATAAAGAGTA